ACCTTGTCGCGGGCCTCTTGCTCGGCACGCAGCCGGGCGAGTTCCGCGCGCTCCGCCGCGATGCGGGCCTGCTCTGCCTCGTGCGCAACGGCGGAGTCGTGCAGCGCGCGCAGCCGCGCCAGTCCGGCGGCCTTGGCATCCACGGCCTGCTCGCGGAACTCGGCGAACGAGTCGTCGATGGCGATGCGATCGAGATCGGCGATGTGGTCGGCAATCAGCGCCGCCCCGCTCGCCGGCGTCAGCATCTGGTTGCCGCGCAGCTCTGCGATGCGGGCCTGGATGTCCTGCACGCGGGCGGCCTCGGCGGCGATCTTCGCCTGCTTTTCGGCCTCCTTGCGGGCTTCCTCGGCCTTGATCATGCCGTCGATAGGCGCCTCCAGCTTTTCGAGCGCCGCGGTGATCCGCGCGGCGTCGGCGTCAAGCTTCTTGCCGATCGCGAGCAGCGGCGCCTTCGCCGCTTTGCGGATGCGCTCGACCTCATAGCGAGGCTCCCGAACCGCGACGCGCGCGGCCTTCGCCTGCGCCATGCCGTCGGCGCTGGTCACGTCGTAGACGACGCCCTCGTACTGCTGGCGCAGCGCCTGCAGCCCGGCCTCGACAGCGCTGAACTGCACCAGCGCCTGGTGGACTTGCTCGATGTCGGTACTCATGGCTGCTTGTCCGGCGTGCTGATCGCGCAGTGAAGGGTGGCGTTGATCTTGTCGATCCTATCGGCTTCGGTCCGCAATCTCTTTGCGGTATCGGAAAGTGCATCAGGTCGAGAGCGCTCGAAAATCAGCGCGTCAAACAGACCATTCACATCAACGGATTGGCCGACTTCCGGTTTTTTGCTCATGGAATACGCGGAGCGAAAGCCCGCGATTCTTGCTATTTCGTCGTCGGTAGCGACCAAAACAAAACCGTCTTTGGCTTTGGCAATGATGTTCATGCGGTGATCCTGTAGGTTTCGACTTGCTTGGTGACGGCCGCCATCTCGGCGAGGAATTCATCGACCTCGGCCTTGATGGTGGCGATGTAGATTTCGTCGCGCGGAACGCGGGTTGCGAACAGCGGCAGCCCAGGCCAATAACTCACGAAGTCGCACCACTGCCGCCCGCTGATCCAGAGCTGACCCTGCACCTGGGCGACATGCTCAGGCGGCAGGCGATTGGCGAGCAGTGTTTCGATTTGGATGTCTGGCAGTTTCGTCTTGACCTCCAGAAGCCCGTCGGCGCCGACCAGCGAATCCGGGCTCGCGCCGGCATTGCCACGGCGCATGAAGCCGACTTGCTGCGGCTCGACGCCGCGCACCATCGCGTACAGGTCGCGCGCCTCGGCCTCCATCGCCTTGCCGCGCGCCATGTGGTCGTTGCTGAATGACTCCATCGGCTGGCCGGTCAGGCGCTCGCCGATGAGATGGAGCATGTATTTGCGGCGCGTCTTGCTCTCCGCGCCGCCGCGCCCCTTCGCCATCACCGTCGCGAACTTACTGGCAGTCGGGATTCCGAGGCGGCACTGCAGCCACTCAGGGCTGCCTTGGTCGACGCTGAAAACCTCCAGATTCATGCGATATGACTCCATGTTTTTCTGAGTGTGATGGCCGAAATGTTGGCCGGCGTGACGCCAAATTCGGGCACAGGCTTCCACTGCTCCATCACTTCCCCCTCTTGCTTTCCAGCGCGGCCACGGCCTTGCGGTACTTGTCCGCCGGCAGGTCGGACAGCGACTCGACGCCGAGCCACGCGAGGAACTTCGGCAGGTCGGCCCCGACATCCTCGGCCATCGCCCGCAGGTCTGCGGCCTGGTCCTCGGTGATCGTCGCCACCGGCTTGCCGGCGCCTCGGCCATCGTCGTCGGTATCGGCAGCTGCGATGCCGGTGGCGGAGAGCAGGGTGTAGCGCTGCAGATAGGTCACCGTGCTGCCCACCGCCTGGATGGCGTTCTTGCTGCCGCTGGTGTCAGTCGGTCCAATCATCTGCACCCGCTCGCTGTGGCCCTGGATGTGCGTCAGCACACAGGTCACGGTGACCAGGTTCGGCGACTGCTCTACCTCCCAGCGATGCGAGATGCCGACAGCCGACAGCGCCGGGACGATGGCGGCGCATACCTGGTCCAGAGTCGCGTGTTTGTAGGCCGTGGTGACCTTGCCGCCGCCGAAGCTGACCTCCTTGCTCTTGAGCACGGTCGGCGGTTCGGCCTTGAAGCGCGCCATCGCCGCCACGAAAGCCTTGCGCGACTCGTTTGCCTCCCATCGCTCCTGCAGGTCCATCAGCTGCTGCAGGCGGTCGAGGTCGGCGCCTTTCTCCATGGCTACCTGCAGCATGTGCATGGGCGTTATGGCATCGGGCGTCGATGCCTGCGGCGCGGCCGCTGGTTCGATTCGGGTGATAGCGGTCATTTTCATCCTCCCGTCACATTGAACAGGCCGATCAGCACGAGCGCCGCGAACCCGGCGCCGGCGATGAATGCGGCGATGCAGTCGATGTCGTGGCGGTCCACGGCCTTCATGCGACCTCCGACAGGTCTGTCAGCTTGGTGATGCAGTCCTGCGCAAGTCTCGCGTCGGACTCGTACTTGGCACGTCCGGCTGGAACCAGCTGTTCGGCGGGCGAGCGCATGCGCACCAGCAGTTCCAGCCGGAAATTGGCGAGCAGTGCGCAGATCAGCGAAGTTTCCTCGGCGCTGAACCGCAGCGCTTTCGCCTGCGGGTCGATGTTGGGGTCGGTGGCGCAGATGTGGCCGGAATTCATGGTCATGGCGTTCTCCTCAGCGGTCGCCGTTGTGGCGCTGGCTGGCAATGTGAAGCGCGTGCGGCATGACGATGTCGGTGACGATTCGTCCTACGGTGGCCTCATCGCCGTCGGCCAGGGCCAGGCACAGTGCCGTCAGTTCGCGGCTGGCCCTGGCGCGGCGTATGGCGTTCTTCTGGTCGATCCAGCTGATCCCGATATCGCTCAGGCTGACTGGAGACAGATCCTCGGCGATGGCCTCGGTGATGATCTCGTAGGCCTCAGCCCCGCCGGCTCGCAGGCTCGCGTCGGCCAGCGCCTGGATGCGCTCGTCCTCGGCCTCACGATCGGCCGCCAGCGCGCTCACAGCGGCCCCCAAGAGGTGATGCCCACGCGCTCTGCCTCAGCGTCCTGCCAGCAGCCAGGAGCGTTATCCTGGTCGTACTGGATGGCCTCACGAGGCGCCGGCTCGTGCTCGGCCTCGCTCGTCGTCTTGCAGGCGGCGCACCAGTGCTCGGGGTCGCCAGGGATCGCCTGGTTGTCGCAGTAGTCGCAGAGGTCCGTCGGCCGGCACGCCGGGCAGAGTGCATGCATGAAGCACACCTGGCCGCACCTGGCGCATGGGTGCCCGGCCTTGGCGCGGGCGATGATGGTCTGGATTTCTGTGGTGTCCATGTCTCCCTCCCGCCGGGATGGCCGGCATGGGAGGGACTGTAAACCCACAAACGGGTTGTGTCAACCCACAAACGGGTTTTAACGTAATCCAGCCGCCCGCCCAAGTGCGGGTTGCAAAAACCCGAAAGCGGGTTTATTGTTGGGCCTATGGGACAGTCGTTGCATGAATTTGTGATCGAGCGCCTGGAGGAATCTAAGGGCGAGTGGCAATCCGTAGCGGACGGGAGCGGGGTTTCCCGTCGGACGCTGGAGAAGATCGCCCGGCGAGAGATTGCAGACCCCGGCGTCAGCCACATCGAGAAGCTGGCCGCCTTTTTCCGGCAGAAAAAGCGCAAGGTCGCCTGATTGTTTTGGCCCGAGGATTATCCCCTCACAGGTCACATAAGCGGCAACGGTGGGAAATGTTTCGTAAAGCCAAAGCGTTACGTGAAATTCTGGTGCGCAGGCTGTGGACGCCGCGGCGCCAGGACAACCGGATCGAGGAGCGCGCCGAGCTGGTGCGGCTCCGCGGGGCCGCGCGATGACGCGCAAGTACACGCTCAGCCCGGAGGGTCTGGCAAAGCGGCGGGCCGCAAATCGCCGGCTCAACGCCGACCCCGATTTCAAGGCCAAGGTCGCCGCGGCGGCCAGCGCCCGCAAGGTCTACCAGAAGCTGCGCAATTGCGGCGTGGCGAAGGCGGCTGCTCTCGCCGAGGCGGTGCGCTGATGCGCGACTACGGGGGCGTGTCGCCGAAGTTCTGGCTGGTCGGCACGGGCCGCGAGCTGCGCGGCGATCCCGCGGCTCAGCTGGTCGCGCTGTACCTGATGACGTCGCCGCATGCGACGATGACGGGCGTCTACCACGTCCCGCTGGTCTACATCGCGCACGAGACCGGCTTGCCCTTGGAAGGGGCATCGAAGGCCCTTCGAAGGCTCATCGAAGCGGGATTCTGTGCCTATGACGAGGCCACCGAAACCGTCTTCGTGTACCGCATGGCGGCCTACCAGGTCGCCGAAGCTCTCAAGCCGGGAGATAAGCGCGTGAAGGCGATCCGGCGCGAGGTCGAGCAGATGCCGCAAGGTGCTCTGCGGACACGGTTTTTGCAGGTCTACGGTGACGCCTTCCACGTCGCCGACATGCTCACCAGTGAAGGCCCATCACAAGCCCCTTCCGGTGCCCCTCCGAAGCCCCTCCGAAGCCAAGAGCAAGAGCAAGAGCAAGAGCAAGAGCAAGAGCAAGAGCAAGAGCAAGAGCAAGATTCGCGCGCACCCGCTCCACGTGAAACCCCCGCCGAGTACCGCGAGCACTGGCTGACCATCCAGGCCCGGTACCCGAAGGCCCCGACGCGCGGGAACTGGATCCTCGCTGAGCACCATGCGCTGCGGCTCGTCACCGAGGGCCAGTCCACGTGGCCGCAACTCGAGGCGCAGGTGGCGGCCTACGCCGCCTACTGCCGCGCGACCGGGACCATGGTGGCGCCGCCCGAGCGGTTCTTCGACCAGGACGGCAAAGACCGCTGGGCCGGCGACTGGACCGTGCCGAGGCGCGAGCGCACAGACCGCCCAGACCGCCCAGACCGCCCAGAGCTCGAAGCCGGCGGCTCCCGCATCCCCACCGACGCACAACGCGCCGCGTCCGACCGCGCAGCCCTCGAGGCCAGCGCCAGAGCCTACGGGATCGACCCTGCAGGCCGCTCCGAGGTCGAGATCAACGACGCCATTTTCGAGCGGAAATTCAAGACCAAGCCGCCCGCGCGGCAGCAAGGAACGGAAAGTAGCACAGCCTGATGGCCGCACCCCGCTACCGCCAGAGACGCGACGCCAACGAGGCCGCCCTCCTGCGCGCTCTCGAGGATCTGCACGTCATGGCCAAGCCGATGCGCCCGCCATTCCCGGGCTGGCCGGACGCCATGGCCATCGTCGCCGGCGTGCCGCACTTCCCCGAGTTCAAGACCGACCGCGGCGGCCTGACGGACGAGCAGGTCGCATTCCGCGAGCAGATGCGCCGGGCCGGCGTGGCCATGGACGACTTCTTCCCCGTGCTGTCCAGCGTCGACGACGTCATCGCGTGGGTGGGGAGGCGCCGGCAGGAGCTGCGCTCGTGACCTGGCAGGACGAGGACGAGCGCTTCGGCGCAGCCGGCGGCGGCAGGCGCAGCACGGCGCCGGCGCGGCGTGCGTGGCTGCAGGACGAGATAGACGCCGCCAAGCTGCGCGAGCGCAAGGAGCGGCGGCGGAGTGGCGTCTGCGTAGCCTGCGGCCACGCCTTC